TAACATGGGCAAGGGTGCGATGCAAAACATCAGTAATCTTGTCGGCATCTACGGTGTACCACACACTATCATTGAAGTTGGTGTGTTCGAGGGTGGCACTACGTTCTGGATCAGTGAGCAACTTGCTAAAACTAGTGCAACATCACAGATTTATGCCATTGATCCGCATGTGGGCAGCAATGACATGAGTGAAGATTTTGCAGTAATCAAGCAGAACTTTGAATATAACTTGTCAGTTCACCCAGCTAAAAATGTAACTTACATTCAAAAGCACAGCAAGAATGGACTGATTGACCTGATCAATTTGGGTGTCCGTGCTGAGTTAATCTACATCGACGGTGACCACAAAGCTGCTGAAGTATTAACCGATCTTGTGCTAGCATGGGAACTACTTAAAGTAGGTGGCATCATGCTATGTGACGATACTACGACATGGAAGTACAAAGACGCTAATGGAACGCAATCTGCACAAATGAGTCCTAGACTTGCAGTTGAAACCTTTATACAATGCAATTGGCACAAGCTAAATGTGTTGAGTCTCCCAGACGGCGCACAAACTGCGTTTATTAAAATTCAAGAATAGTCAGTAATTCTTAGTCATAATATCTATCTGATAAGTATAGTTGTAATGAATGTATTCCAATTGAATTATGATACCAGGCTCAGCGACTGGTATAAGTTAAGGTCAAAACTAGAACATAGTGATACTAAAACCAAATGTGTGGAAATTGATAACTGGTGGCAAAAAGCTCCATTAGTTAATCACCACCTACATATTTTGGACAGTGAGAATTGGCCCGGCCCCTGGGATCTTTTGGTAGAAAATACCTACTGTATGGTTGCAAGAGCATTAGGAATGTGTTATACTTTACTTCTGACTGGAGTACAGGATATAGATTTGGTAGAAGCAACAGACATGCAGGGTGAAGATATGGTATTAGTCCTGGTCGATAGTGCAAAGTATGTACTTAATTACTGGCCCGATACTGTAGTAAATAACAGTTCAAACGACTTTACAATTAAACGGCACATCGATGTGTCACCAATAAAATTAAAATTATAATAGGCAAAAATATGAATATAAACGTAGTTAAACGCAACGGGGAAACCGTACCCTTAGATATTTCAAAAATACAAAGACAGGTAGCATATGGATGTAGAGGCATCGATAACGTTAGCCCGAGTATGATCGAAATCAAAGCACAAATAGAACTATGTGATGGAATGACTACAAAAACAATTGATGAACTACTGCTTAAAGCAATGGTTAATCTGATTGATGAAAGCGAAAACAGCGATATCAATAACGTAAACTATCAATACGTAGCCGGTAGACAAAAAGTCTCTATGCTACGTAAAGAAGTATATGGAACCTATGATCCCCCTCCTTTATATGATATTGTAAAGACAAATATTGAAAAGGGAATGTACACTAGCGAACTACTAGACTGGTATACTAAAGAAGAATGGGATATCATCGACTTATTTCTTGACCACAGCAAGGACGAAAATTACACTTATGCGGCTATCGCACAACTAACCGAAAAGTACTTAGTGCAGAACCGTGCTACTGGCCAAGTTTTTGAAAGTCCTCAAGTACGTTATGCAATCGCGGCCGCCACTGCCTTCCACAATGAACCCAAAGAAAAAAGATTAAAATATGTTAAAGAATATTATGAATGTGCGTCTGATGGTCATTTTACTCTCGCTACTCCTGTGCTCGCTGGCCTCGGTACTACAACTAAACAGTTCAGCAGTTGTGTGCTTATTAGCAGTGACGATACCCTTGATTCGATATTCGCCTCAGGAGAAATGATGGCAAAGTATGCTAGCAAACGTGCTGGCATTGGATTAGAGTTAGGGCGCATTCGCCCACTAGGAGCCGCCATTCGTAATGGAGAAATCAAACACACAGGCATGATTCCTTTCTTAAAGAAGTGGTTTGGTGATCTACGTAGTTGCAGTCAAGGTGGTGTTCGCAATGCATCCTGCACAGTTACATTCCCAGTATGGCACTATCAATTTGAAGACCTTATTGTGTTAAAGAACAATCAAGGCACAGAAGAAACACGTGTGCGTCAAATGGATTACTCTGTTGTAGTCAACAAGATGTTCTGGAATCGTTATCGTAACAACGAAAATATTACATTGTTTGATCCACACGAAGTTCCTGATTTGTATGAAGCATATTACAGAGACAGTGAAGAATTTGAGAAACTGTATAAAAAATATGAACAAGATAAGACAAAGAAAAAGAAGGTACTACCCGCGGTTGAAATATTCAAAAATGGAATACTTAAAGAACGCACTGATACTGGCAGAATTTATCTTGTCAATATCGACAACGTTATCAATCAGGGCCCGTTCGACACAAAACTTGATCCAATATATCAATCAAACCTATGCCAAGAGATACTTTTACCCACCCGTCCTTTCCAGAGAATTGAAGACGAAAAGGGCAGAATTGCTCTTTGCACTCTTGGTAGCATAAACTGGGGAGCATTCAAAACCCCACAAGAAATGCGTAAAGCATGTCGTGTATTAGTACGTAGCTTAAGTAATTTGTTAACCTATCAAGACTTTCTATCAATACAAAGTAAACTGGCTAACTTAGATTTTGAACCGTTAGGTGTTGGTATTACTAACTTAGCTTACTGGCATGCACGTAAGAGTTTCAAGTATGGTGAAGCAGATGCACTAGCAGAAGTCAAGCGTTGGATGGAACATCAAGCATACTACCTCACTGAGATGAGCGTAGAACTAGCACAAGAAAAAGGTGCGTGTAAACGCAGTGAACATACGTATTATGGCAAGGGAGTATTTCCTTGGGAACGTAGAAATCCCGGAGTCAATGAACTAACAGATTTTACTCCTAGTGCAAATTTAGACTGGGAAGTCTTGCGCCAAAATCTATTGAAGTATGGCATTAGAAATGCTACACTAATGGCAGTAGCACCAGTTGAAAGTTCAAGCGTTGTATTGAATAGTACAAATGGTATTGAGATGCCAATGGAATTGATTAGTGTTAAGGAAAGCAAAGCTGGATCGTTTGTACAAGTAGTACCAGAATACAGACGATTAAAGAATCGATATCAACTAATGTGGGATCAAAAAGACTGTGTAGAGTATTTAAAAACTAGTGCAGTATTGGCAGTATACATTGACCAATCACTATCAACAAATACGTTCTATAACCCTGCATTCTTTGATCAAGGTAAAGTACCTGGCACATTGATTGCTAAGAACTTGATGCTAGCATATAAGTGGGGAATCAAAACTATATATTATAGTTTGATTAACAAAGTAGGTAGCAAAGCGTCCCTACAAGAAGAAAATAATATTATTCCTTTTGTAAAGTTAGATGCAATAGAAGATGAAGAATACTGTGAAAGTTGTGTATTATGAGTAAAGAACAATATAATTTAAGTAAGCAAACAAACTACCTCAAGCGTACAATGTTTTTAGACCCAGCCGGTCCTGTAACAGTACAACGTTTTGAAGAAGTTAAGTACCCTCGCATTGCCAAGTATGAAGAAACAGCACGTGGCTTCTTTTGGGTGCCCGAAGAGATTTCGTTGACTAAAGATAAAATGGATCACAAAGATTCCAGTGATGCTATCAAGCATATTTTTACTAGCAACCTACTAAGACAAACAGCCTTAGACAGTATTCAAGGTCGTGCACCTAGTCAAGTGTTTAGTCCTGTAATCAGTATACCTGAACTTGAAGCACTAGTGGGTAACTGGAGTTTCTTTGAGACTAACATTCACAGTAAGTCATACAGTCATATCATTCGCAATGTATATGGTGTACCTAAAGAAGAATTCAACAAGATACATGATACAAAAGAGATTATTGACATGGCTGCTAGCATCGGTAGATACTATGAAGCACTACATCAACTTAATTGTTTAAAAGAAACAGGTTCTGAAGTATCAGAACGTGAACACATTAAAGCTATTTGGATGGCACTACATGCAAGTTATGCATTAGAAGCATTTAGATTTATGGTAAGTTTTGCAACAAGTCTTGCTATGGTAGAGAATCGAATTTACATTGGTAACGGAAACATTATCTCCTTGATCCTGCAAGATGAGTTGCTTCACGCTGAGTGGACAGCATGGTTGATTAATAACGTGACTAAGGATGATACTAGATTTGCTTCTATTGTAGAAGAATGTCGTGTCGAAGTGTATGCATTGTATATGGAAGTTATTAAAGAAGAAAAAGAGTGGGCCGAGTATCTATTCAGTAAGGGTGTAGTAATTGGCTTGAATGCAGAGATATTAAAAGACTTTGTAGACTTTACTGCATTTACTCGTTTGAAAGAAATTGGTATCAAGTACACGGAAAACTATCCTAAGCATAGTCCTATCCCATGGTTCAACAAGCACGTTAATTTAAATAAAAAACAGGCCGCGCTCCAGGAGACAGAAAGTACATCCTATGTAATAGGGGTAATGTCAGATACAGTTAATTATGATGAGTTGCCAATTCTATGACGACAATTATCAAAATGATACCTCTTCATTGCATTTGAGCCACCTTCTAGCTCACAGTGTGGGCAAGTAGTTTTAAGTTTTGACCCTAATTTTTTGCCCTTCAATATATTAGGCAACCCTTTATTCCAAGCAACATATCCTCTAGCCTTAGGACTAGCTAATCTAGCAGCCACAACATTCGCAATGTGCTCTGGTGATTTTTTACGGCCAGTAAGTTGTTTACTTGCATTGGATTTAAATTCATCGGACCTAATACATCCGGTACCTCCTTCGCCACCGTCTGTCATATTGTGAAGTATCCCGTTACCCAAGTCTTTACGACCGTACCATTTGATATAACGTCTTTCTAATGCAAAAGCGCCTAGCTCAGATAGATTTTTCTCTAAAAAAACAATCCTACGTAGATCCTTAGGTGTATGTACTCCACCTCTCTTGGTACGATGTGATTGAAATGCTCTGCTATCTTTACCCTTACCAATGTAGTAGGGTTTGCCGTCTTTTCTTATATAGGCGTAGACATAATATGCTAAATACATTGCTGATTGCTCCCTTAAAGCGTTAGAGTAGTTAGGAACTCCAATTCCGTGAACTACACTAATATTTATGCCATTATCATTGATAATGATAGGTATATCGTGTATAATATAAAATTATAAAGGAAAAATATGACAGCAATCATATGGAGTAAGTACCACTGCCCTTATTGCGACCAAGCAAAGGCATTACTAACTAGTAAGGGTATCCAATTTGAAGAAAAGAAAATTGGTGATGGATACACCAAAGAAGAATTATTAGAAGCTGTACCAACAGCCAGAACAGTCCCGCAGATTTTCCTAGACGGAGAATTGATCGGTGGGTTCAATGAACTCAAAACAAAATTAAAAGAAAGCGCATAATGCTACAAATAGCCCTAGAACCAAATACAGTATATACATTTAAATTAAACAGCGGAGAAGAACTTATTGCTAAAGTAAGATTGTCCGGTGGTGATTGGATTCACATTGAAGAACCCGTTTCTATTGCACCAATGCAACAGGGTATGCAAATGATCCCTAGCGTGTTTACCGCAGATCCGAAGGCTGAATTCAAGCTAAATACTAATAGTATTGCAATAGTTGCAACTACAGATGATAGCTTAAAGATGAAATATTTAGAAGCTACAACAGGTATTAAAGTACCTGACAAGAAAATTGTATTAGGATAATATGCCAGCATTAAGTCGTGTAGGAGATCAGAATCAGCCCGGTGGAGCAATTGTCCGCGGCGCCGATTCAGTGTATGCGAATGGAATCCGTGTTGGATTACATGTTAGCACCATCACTCCTCACGCACCCTGGGGTAGACCACATCCACCACACAAATCAGCAACCACTACCGAAGGTAGTCCTACTGTGTTTGCAGAAGGTGCACCTGTTCTTAGAGTAGGGTCAGGAAACAGTTGCGGTCATAGTATCGTACAACGTAGTCCTGATGTATTCGTGCCATGAGTTTAACCGGTAAATATTCTCCCCTTAACTTAAACAGTTTAGGGTCTTTTGTTCAGAACCAAGGCTTACGCATCAACGCAGTTGCGCAAAGTCATATGGGAACTAGTAACTCCCTATCTAATTATGTAATGGGATCTACTACACAAGGTACTGTATTGCGTATGTTGGTGTTGAGTATTAGAGCAGGATTCTTAAACAGTAACCTGACTGTCTATAATAATTTAATTTCAATAGGCTCTACTTCTATCCCAGCATTGGGTGACAGCAAACCACCTGAATATACTAGAACAGCATCACTTAATCCTTACCCTAATGCAGTACCTTACACAAGTGAGTATACTAGTTTCGGATGGTTACGTATTATACCGTTACAAGCACATTATGAATTTTATATAAACAACGGATCATACACTGATTTCTTGTTCACGTTTAATATGGCTCATGGATTTATTAGTCAGTCAAACAAAGCGATTGATGCAATGAATGCATCAGATACATACTTAGATGGTGCATATAGCAATATGAACGACCTAGTAACTGCTGATTTTTCGGGAGTTACCTTAGCATTGTTCTTTTGGGGGCAAGACTTAATTGCATCCGGTAGAAGTATTGACTTGCATAATATCGATAAGTTCGGTAGCCCTGTAGTATTATTAAGAACGTTATTTAAAACTAAGTCACTTACTAAAGCGGTAAATCTAGCATTACTAGCAGCCGGTTTTTCTTCTGATGAAATAGATTCTCTTGTTGCAGGGGCAGAGCCTAGTACTGACCAGCAGAAAAAACTATATAGCGCATACTGTATTGTTATGGGTATAGACCTTGTTGAAGTTATGATAGGTTTGAATTGTCAAACCAAAGGAGTAAGAACACTTGCAGATTTATTAGATCCAAAGTATTTGTTCCCAAATAGTTATGCTACACTAACGTCACCTACATACAATGGTGTACCGGGCCCTACTAATAGTAAAACTTATTACCTAATATATACTGCCGGCGAAGTAACTTCTTACATAGTAAACAACTATGGTGAGAGCTTAAAAATAATTTTACCAGAGTCATTAGCTTCTGCGTGTGATGCATTTTCTACGACAATGTTACAAATTAAAAACATCAAGTCAATGGATATTGAAAGATTTAGTCAAGTAGTACAAAATTTAGAAACAGTATCTGATCTAGGAGTTAATGGTACAAATGTCCCTGCAAATCAACCTATTAGAAATACCACACTGCCACTTATTGCATTAGGCAATGGCGAAAAAGGTAGATATACTACTTGTGATTTCTTTGGAGCAATGTCAGGTCTCTCGTATGATTGGCGAATATTAGAAGGGTATATTAAGAGTTTACAAACTGCAAAGTTGTTTAAAATATACAATGAACTGTACTTAGCAATAACTTGGAAACAAGCTACATTCAATGTAACTACGGAACAAAGAGCAGTTGAAACAAGTCCTGATTCAGGCGTATACACATGGCAGTATAGAATCAACAGCACTACTATAACTGATTCAGGCGGCGGTTATGGAAGAAACGGAGCCCCGGGCCCGGGTGGCGATTACACCTTCTCTGATGGTACTCTTGCTAGTTCCGGTGGTGCACTTCTTACTTGTAATCCTGACACTAATCCTAGTAATGCACCAAGTACATATGGTAGAATAGTAAATTTAAATTTATCATCCATACCCGGATCATGGGTGACTTATGGTACAGGTGGATCAACTCCTGCTAATCCCGGAATTCAATATCGTTTACAGGCACCACCTGTAACATATATTAGTTATCCTTATACTGGTGGAACTAACTCTCCTTTTGGTACAGCTGGATGGCCTACTATGAACAGTGTGGTTCAATCTTTAATAAATGATGCTAACACTGAGATTGCATCTATTGCAACCAACAATCCTGCATTAATGGTAACAGCTAATAACTTATACAATGTATTCGGCAAACACATGAGATTAGAACAGAATGCTAGAAGTCTAGGATTAAGACAAGAAAAATATTTACCTGACCTAGATACTACTGTCACTGAGATATATGGATTCATGGAAAGTTTGAATGGCTATGCTACTCAGACAGAAAAATGGGGTCCTGTACAAAACTTAGAAGCCATAACTGATACTTCTAAAGTGGGAGGTAACAGTATGATTGGTAGTATGCGTGAAGTACGTAATGCGCATAGACTAGGATTGACCGGAGCTGAACAAGACAATGAGGTTGGTATTGAGAAATTATCATTGCCTAGAGTCAACGGTTCAATACCAACCACTACCAAAACAGATCCTGTAACAGGTAATACTATTACAGTACCACTAATCACTACTAGCCCTCTGATTGGTCTGCCTATCATAACGGGCGGTCCTGGACCAGTTGGTCCACCGTGGGGAGATGTTATAACAGGTTCAAGCAATAATGAAACAACACCAAATGATTCAGACATTGCTTCACCGTATCCGGTCATTAACCCAAATACAGGTAATCCGAATACATCGCCGTGGACTACATTAGTCCCATCATCGATAGATTTAATTAATATTACTGATATCGTAAAACCGTCAATTATTACGCCGTCTCAGGCAATCGATGAAGTTGTGTTATGTAACTGCGATTGCTGGGATCATATAATCTAATCCAAAACAATTGACATTAACCCTTACATAGTGTATTCTATGTATAGAAAAAGGAGTGTATATGAAAAATATAGCCCTAAATCCCACTAAGATATTTGCAATATTATTAGTCGTATTTACACTTATCGTAGTGCTTAGTAACACCAGTATAGAACCAGAACCAGAACCAGAAAAAATTGCAGAAGTTGTAGAAGCCAAACCAGTTGACAACAAACAATTAAAATGTTTAGCTGAAAATATATTCTATGAAGCCCGAGGCGAAAGTATTACTGGAAAGGCAGCAGTAGCTAGAGTAGTAATGAATAGAGTAAACCACGGTTTTGCTAGTACTCCTTGCAACGTGATATACCAAGTAACAATGGTAACCAAGATTAATGAAGAAACATTAGATGAATACAAAGTTAGACTTTGCCAGTTTAGTTGGGTATGCGAGAACAGACAAAAAATAAACGTCAACGACCCTAAATATATACAAGCAATGGATATTGCATATCAAGTGTTAGCGTATGATGCATACCATGATGTATTACCTAGAAGTGCATTATTCTTTCATAACTTGACCGTTGATCCGTTCTGGCCATATAAACAAGTAGCAAGAATAGGTAATCATATTTTTTATAGTAAACAGAAAGTAAAACAAAATGATAAGCAGAAGTCCTCAGAGAGGAACATTTAGTATGGAACGTTATGAGAAAAAACTCATAGAAGATCCACAGGATGAAACTGCACGTTCTATGATAGAGTATTTTAAAACTAGTACTCAACATAAACTAGATTTAGAAGAAACTGATGAGTGGCGCATTGATAATATGGAATATGATTTGCGAACCAGCGAACTTATCATAGAGAAGTGCAATGATAGTATCTATGCGCAACATCTCTATGCCGCAATGTGCAACAATGAATTTATTAAAAACGATGTGTGGCCTATATTATCAGACAAACGATGGGGTTGTTCATGGAGATACGCTGGTGGAATAGTTGCTGACATACGACAAGAGGGTGATTATATTGACTGGTACTGTAGCGGCATACGTAACAACGAAGACCTAACTGACGAAGAATATAACCAGCTTAGTAGAGAAGCACAAGAAAAGTATTTGGAAACTAAAGCCAGTGTAGCCGAAAGCGTAGTGACTGATGAAATACGAAAAGATTTGTTATCAATTGGGTGGCTTGTAGTAGATTCGGACAACCAAGACTACTAAATATAGTTATGTGTCAACGGAAACGTCCTCTGAGGCGTTATATTAGTATGACTAGGAGAATGTTATGAAAAAATTTATATTTGCACTATTGTTATTATTGGCTAGCGTTCCCGCTTTTGCTCAACATCATTTTCGCTATCATGGTCACGGACACGGCCATCAGCGTGGTGGATGGGGTTTGGGACAAGTTGTTGGTGGTGCTATAGTGGGTGCAGTCATATACGATATCTACAATAGACCTCTCGTAGTTCAACAACCACAAGTAGTTATTCAACAACAGCCTGTAATACAAAGTCAAAACTGTACGCCGTGGACTGAAACTTATCACTCTGATGGCACTATCACACGTACTAGAACTTGTCAGCAATAAATATTTTGGTTACTGTATTTTGCTATAAATTATAGTAACTGAGAGATTTTTTAATGTCAACTGAAGAAGAAATTCAACAAACCATCGATTCAATGAAGGATTCACTGCTACTTACTGATAGTAGAGTGGGAGTCTTTTTGGTATATAGAAATGATAACACTGTAAGTAAGTCAATTGACATGTACGGTGAATACTGCCAAGCAGAAATTAACATAATTAAGCAATACTTACCCGATGATACTAGTCAATATATCGATATAGGTACTAACGTTGGATATCATTTAGTAGCGGTGCATAAAGAAACAAACTGTAATGCACTGGGATTTGAACCCAATCCTAAACATTTTGCAGTAGCATCGTACAACAGCAAAGACTACCCTAAAATTCAAATTATCAACGCTGGTGCCAGTAATAAAAAATCTGAACGTGTTTTAAAAGATTTCGACCCCGAAGTGAAATCTAACTACGGTGATATACATATCATTAATAGTAGCGAAGGCATTCCTGTTAGAATGCTTACCTTAGATAATGTAGAACTTGCCCACTGTAACGTTATCAAAATTGACGTAGAAGGGCATGAGTTTGAAGCACTACAAGGATGTGTTAAGACTATCAGCAAATTCAGACCTGTTATCTTTTATGAAGCAATGGAATGGGATGTTTGGAATAACTGCCAACAGTTTTTAGAAGCTAGAAAATACAAACAATATTGGGTAGCTTGCAGAACTAAGCCTATTGCAGAAACATTTAAACATAGTGATGAAAACCCATTTGAAGACAGCACGGTAGCTAACATTTTAGCAATACCGGCCGAATTAGCACAACCAGACTACTTAGTTGAAGTAGTCCCGGGTGAGGGATTTATGACATGTTTCGAACGCTATAAAAAAATTAAGATACTATTTTGATATGAGTAATTTAATATTATATACTTCAGGTTCTACCAAAGAAGCAAAAGAAGTAGAACATACTTGGGAGTTTATCAACAATCGTATTGATATTTCAATCGAGGAACTGCAATTGACTAAGGATGATATAGTACTTAACGTATTGCCATTTAATGTGATTGGGTACTATACTATTACAGTTGGACCTTCTACTAAAGTAGGCGCCACACTAATCAATATGAACTTTGACCCATATTCATATATTAAAGTGTTTACTAAATATCAGCCTACTGTGATAGGACTCATACCTAAGCATGTAGAACTGTTGCAACAAACTAAGAATTTTGAAACTCTAGATATGAGTTGTGTACGCTATATGATTATGGGCAGTCAAAATGTACCGCAATCAATGGTTGATATGATGTTGAGTAAGGGTGTTAAGTTAGTGGCCAATTGGTATGGTAGTACAGAGAATCCCCCACCAGTATTCATAGCTAAGAACGGCTCTGTTTTTGATTTTACAGATAGTAAAGGATACAACGTTACCTTTGCCGAGGGCGAGTGCTTTGTTAACGGAATCACTACTAATGATGTGTTTGACATGGAATCACAGACCTTCCTAAAAAGAAAAGATGATGTATCTAACTTCAATACATGGAAAAACAAACCTTAAAATTAAACTGTTAGAAGAATCAGATACTGACAAGTTATCTGTATTCTGTGATCGGTGTGACAGTTTAGGGTTTGTAAACAATAAAGACTTTAAGGCAATAAAATTAGATAAGATGCAGATGCCCTATGGGCAATTTTTCATAGCAGTAGACACAGACAATGACAGTATTTTTAGCATTGCAGGTGTGCATCATTTTCCAGAAGTCAATAACAATAGCTATAGGGTATTGTTTAGAGGAGCACAATTGCCGGGTTATAATCAATTCTCAAAAAATCCATACCATGCTTTCATTCATTTTGGGTACTTTATATACTATCAAATACTATTAATTAAAGATACAAACCCTGACGCAGAGTTCTATATTACTACTAATATCAATGAGGGTGGTGCAGATAGTCATGTAATCAATAAAACAATGATGCCTCATATTAGTAAGACAGGTATATGGCACTTAGCTCAATCCAATGTAGAAATATATAACACTCTACAGAACGTTTGGAAAGTTAATGTCGATGAATATATGCAACAGCGTGAAACATTATCACGATATAATGTTTCAGTATGAATTTACGTTAACGTACCCGTCATTCTTTTAACAACGTCTATGGTGTCTCTAGTACACTTAAACAACATATGTACTCTAGGTGTCAATCCATTATTGACTGTCCCGTGCATAATTTCAGTCTCTACAAAGTACATTTTACCAGGCTTCATCACATAATTGTCATCCCCGAATACAAAGTAAGCCTCATCATTAGTTATAATGGGGATGTGTATTTTGTAGAATTCATCATTGTCTTTGTGTTGCAATATCTCTACTCCATGTGGATGTCCTGCAATACCCAACTGTCTCACTCCCGGGAAGTAGTCTATAATCTTCTTAGCAAACCCAAATACTAACTCGGTATCTCTATATACATCAGTGCGTTCTTTGTGTATGTCATACGGTGGACATGGTTTACTCAAGTCATTTAAATTACTCTGTATCCCCCACCCAAATATCCCATCATGCTTATGACCTTTGTCAGCATCTTCTACATCGTTTTTAAAGGTCCACTTTAAGTGCTGGTAATCACGTTCTAATATATTATAGTATTCTAGTAATTCATTGAGATTAAACTCAATGTCTAAAGGTACTATTGCGTTTTGTAAAGACATGTTATTCTCTTATCAAATTATTTATAGATCAGTATTCTTTGATTCGTAATACTTAATAACGTCATCAGTCCAAACTTTACAGTATAAATGAATTCTATCTGTAGTTCCTTTGTTATTTAAACCATGCGGTATAGTAGTATTAACAATATATGCATTACCAACATCCATATGATATGTGCTACCTTCTATATACCATAAACTGTCATCGTTGGTATATATAGGAACATGCAATCTTAATGCCTCGCCGAGGTCTTGATGAGTAGCTAATCTAGTTGTAGGATCATGTATTATTAGAGTCCATTTACCAGTCTTGAAGGGCAAACTGTCTCTGAATTCTTTAGCATAATCAAAGAACATGTCATCGGTTAGTTTGTACATTGCGGCATTTTTACCAAAGCTCCCGGAATAGGGAATTGAATCATCGTTCTCAACGCACACGTATTTGTAATCACTAAATTGTGCTTCTAGTTTGTGATACCAATCTCTTATTTGTTCTATATCAATATCACAGTATTTCTGTACGATAAATCCAACATCAACTCTGTCATATATATCAACGTAATATGACATTCTAGGAGCTAAACTCTTTTCACCTAACTTATTAATGAATACTGAATAATCGTCCATAATACTTTAAAACGTCTTCTGTCCAAACTTTACCGTATAGGTGTATACGATTGGTCGATCCTTTATTTATTAGACTATGTGGTAATGTAGTATTCACTAGATAAGCATATCCAACATCCATATGATATGATTCTCCGTCTATAATCCAATTGCTGTCATCGTTTGTATATATAGGAATATGTATACGTACTTTGTCAATAGCGTCCTGATGTGTAATTAATTTAGTGCCCGGCGTATGCACAGTAACAAGCCATTTTTTACTTCTGAATGGCAAACTCTTAACTAAGTCTAATGCGTAGCCATTAAAGCATTCTCTGGGATTAAGATGGTCGTCATCATTATCTCTGTACTCTGGCTTAGCACACCCTTGTTCAAAAGTCTTTGGACCGGGCTCGTCACCGTTCCAACATAATGTATGATAATATACGTCATCTGGCAAATAATGACCTGTTATGCCTAAAGGATCAACTATAGGTTCTTGCCAGATATGATGATTTTCTCCAATTATAAACTTCCAATCACTGTACTTTGTTTCTAACTCATTATACCAAGATCGGATTTTATCCACATCGACGGGGAATAAAGTCTTTACTTTAAACCCTAGATCAATTGGATCAAACTTTTCGATATATCTATACATTTAAATTTATATATTTGTTTTTTGTCTTATATCTAGGATGAGTTAATCTAACATTGTGACGTATACGTTGCTCTAAATCCCTAGCCATATAATCTTGTCCGTACATAGATAAATCATCGGGAACAAGGCTTTCAAAGTGTAGGTACTTTTCTTCTAATACCTCAGGTTCTAATGCCCAATGTAACTGCATACTAGCCCATATATTAGTAGTCCATAACAACTTAGTTCCTGTAGATGCATTTATTAAATCAAATAGTTTTTCTGGTTTATTTACTATATCAATAACATGATAATGATGCTCTAGCTTACGATATCTATCCCATAACTCTTTAAATTCTTCTCTATTGCCAAATTCTTTGTCAACTTCTAACTTCCAAAACTCAGCGTAGTTTCCTCGATAAGTCGAACTAAAATTATATTTTAAATCATGCTCTAGCAACCATTTATCTAAATCATATCCATCCCATGTTTCTAACAAATGTTTCTTAAAATTTAGACTAGATTCACACCAGTCAAAGTAATGAACTATAGTTTTGTCATGGAAACTATTGTTTCTTAATAGTGCAACAGGTTTAAATCCAGCCGCGGCACAGAATACGTTATCTACTGGTCCATTGACTCTAATACCCTCTGCACTTAATCTTTCTGTATTAAATGCATAAACGCGGTCTTTTTCAATAAACTCTTGATAACTTAACTTACGTACCCATGCACGTGTACTGTAATTAGTGAAACTATTAACTAAATCTTCATCTTGTAAATTGTTCCAAACTTTCTCTAGCTTATCTGTTTCTTCATATGGATAAGTAAAGCATTTGCACTCACGCATTTCAAGATTCAAGTTGTCAATTGTGATGTTATTCCTTAATGCAATGTCAACCCAATTAGAGCCGTCTTCTGTTACTTTATATTCAGACTCGCCCACTGTGGAAGTAATGTACTCTGGTGTATATTCAGCGGCAATCTTATTCTCGCTTACAGTAAAGTTCTGTCCAACAAAACTTCTGTCCCAGTAATGTGCGTTTTCAATAAATTCAGGTCTACCTAACTTATCCCATACTTTTAAATTAACAATAAGCATTTGTCTATGTAGTCCGGGATAGCGACCCTTTCTATTCATAATATGCCCCATAACAAACTTGTCTGGATTGTTATTAAAGTATTTTGTGCTTAGTGAAACAATATGAGCTAAACGTAGGCTCATCATGCCTTGACATTGTATAATGCATACCTCATCACCACCTTCTAAACTATTAATTAATAATTCTTTTACACTTTCGCTATAGCCCCTGTAAGAACCAAAACGCATTTTAAGACATTGATTAATCATCCAAAATGTCATATCAAAAGTGCGCTTACGAACGAATTCACTAGGAATATCTCTGGATATATCTAATATTGCATGTCCAGTAGGTGTTGATAATTTATCATCACTTAAATAACGGTCATATGTTATACTATTCCAATCACGCATTTTTCATCCTATTTGTATAATAACTAGAACGTAATACATAAAAGAAGTCACGTAAACGATTTCCAATTTCATAGTGAATAATCATATGAAGTCTGGGCTTGTCGCTATTGTTTACGTATGCATGTTTGTTGCTAATGTCTAATAACATAGCAGAACCGTTGTCATCAAACGGCACTTTGCCGTGACCTTTAAGAACCATTTCACAGCCTTCGGGCATGTTCAATGATATATTACAGACACTTAGTCTTTTTTGATCGTCTGGTCTGTCTTGATGCGGTAAGATATAACCGCCGGGCTCTAGTAGCATAAAACGAACACGATTCAAATATTCAGCTGGCCATACATCAGTTAAAAACTTTTTAGTCACGGGGCAACGGTCAGCTACCCAAGTCCAGTCTAATTGTTCTAATACCTCTTTACGATCACCATATTGTTCTAAACTTTGTGTGTCTTCATTTAATCCATGTATTGTAAGACTTGACCATCCACTTCCATATTCATCACGATGTACATGAAAATCGTCCATTAATTGTTCAGCTTCTTTGTACATATCCTTCCATGGCATATTGTCAAACAGACTTAATCTAAACCATGGCCAATGACTCTCGGTAACTACCCATTTAGGGTCGAAAAAGTCTGGGTATTTTTGTTGATATTCTATATTAGCATTCTCCTGCCAATAATTTTGTAATATTTCTTTGTGTTCGGGTGACATAGTATAAATATTTATGATAATCAACATAGAGACAGATATTCTTACATGCAATGCCAATACATAGAACATCAAGCCTGTATACGAACAGACGGGCAATATAGAATGTGCTGTGTCAGCATGGAACCTAATAACATAGAGAACGTCAAAACACACTCACCCATTGAATGGCTGAGTAGTGACACTATACAACGTGCAAGGACACAGTTTCTAAACAATGAATGGCCTGATGCTTGTATAAAGTGCAAGACCAATGAAGAAAATAACATAGAAAGTATGCGTCAAAAGACTACTCACTATGGTCCAGGACTAAGTCATTTGGATTTGAGATTTGGAAATAGTTGTAATTTAAGTTGTGTTATGTGTTTTCCGGGCTCTAGCTCTAGTCTGCACTATGAGCATGAAAAATTATTGAGTGAGGGTAAAGAAAGCCCCTGGGGCACACAGCGTTTTGAAATATACAATTGGTATGATAATGACTTGGCTGATAGATTTGCGAATCTACAAGACTTGCGTGAAGTATATTTGACCGGCGGTGAGCCAATGATGGTGAAACACTTAGATAAGTTTTTAGAAAAATTAGATAGTTCTGTTGAATTACGATTTAATACCAATGGCACTATATTAAATCCTAAGGTATATAACCAATTAAAAAGATTTAATCATGTTAATATGTGTGTAAGTATTGACGGATTAGGAAAAGTAAATGACTACATCAGATGGGGTAGTGCGTGGAATGAGATTGAGTATAACGTTTATAAGTTAGCAGAGTTATCTAACGTATCAGTCAGTATAGGTCCTACTGTACAGGTCATGAGTGCATTATACTATGATGAACTAAGTAATTGGGCGGATAGTAATCAGTTTACAGTATATGACAATATGTTAATGAATCCAGCACACTTAAATTTAATTAATGCCGACGAGATAATTAAACAAAAAACTCCTAAATTCAATTACTGGCACAATGGTGATATAGATATGGAACAACGAAACAAGTTTATTAAATATGTGAATATATTAGATAGCAATAGATCATGTAATATAAAAGACTATCTTCCGGAAATAGCCAGCATATATGGAATTAATTAAACAAAATATTGAAAAAGGACGTAGTGTATATTATACTGGGTCTAGTTATATCAAACGTTGGACTAATGTTACACCCGATTGGATATTTGAGCACGTAACATTGTTGAAAACAATGTGTCCGGGATATGTAAAAGACTATAGCTCCGAACATATAGAGTATAATATAGTTGAGGGGGTATTGGCTAATTCAGTGCCTCACACCGATGAATACTGTAAGATGATATATGATTACTGTTTAGATCAAATTGAAACAACCAAACCCTATGTACACGGTGATTGGGTATTGAGCAATATGATTATAACTGACCGGGGCATTAGAATGATTGACTGGGATAACTTAGGTATATACGATAGTGTTATGGTATATTCTAAGCTAGAAAAGGATATGATATCTGCGTTCGGAAAAGAAAGATTTGAAAGAATAAAATGACACCCCAATTATTCAGTTATGGTACACTTGCTAATAAAAGTATATACTTACCTCCCTATGGGTTGGATGAGAGTGTAAACTATATGTTAAAGTTAGACACTATCACATATGATATCACAAAAATACCATTAACCGTGAGTAATTGCACTGAAAAATGGACAGTGGGTACTGTAATAGATAACAAGATATTCTTTATGCCCTTTAATGAGGATAGAATTCTTATAGTAGATACTGATACCGATACAGTAGAATATGTACATATACCAGTTACTGGCACGGGTAAGTACTATTCAAGTCACCTATATAATGATAAGATTATCAGCTTGCCCTATGGTGTTGGAAGTACATACAATACATGCGTAATATTTGATATTAACACATATGAAATCATATTAAAGACTATTGATACTCCCACATTAGACGAAAAGAAATGGCATACTACTCAGTTAATTGGTAACACAATACATGGATTACCGCGAGGAGAACGTTGGGTTAAACCTTATTTTTCATATCGTATTGAGTTTAATTGTGATGATTATTCATATGTGTTACATGATATGAGTGATTTATGGCCTGACATTGACAATCAATCAATGTCTAATAAAAAGTATAGTACTCTAGCCAAATATAAAGATAAATTGTTCGGACCTCCTTATAGTGAGAATCCTAACTTTGATTTAATGGCTATGTATGACAAAGAATGGAAGTATATTAACACAGGGTTAACTAAAACTAGCCGCAAATATTATAGTCATACTGTTGCTAAGAACGGAAAGATATACTTTCCTCCCGCCGGTCATGAAGAAACTTGGAGCGAACTATTAGTTATAAATGGGGAAACCGGTTACTGGTATGTTAAAGAGTTAAACATTGGTAAAGAGAGTAAGAAGTATTTTGCAGGATTTGAGAATAGTTTAGGAAAAATATACTATATTCCACGTGGCGGATGCGTATGCGACCCCGTAGACAGTTGGAAACAATATGGTGACTTAGTGGAAGTATTAGTTATTGACACTAAGGATGATAGTCATTATACTATAGATATAGGGGAATATTTTACGGACAATACCACTATAGAAAAGTATAATAATTGTGTACTGGCAGACGATAAATTATTTGCATTCCCGTACGGTGAATCTAAAGAGTTTCAAACGTTATTAGTATTCGATACTATAACAGAAAAAGTAATTAAGGTAATAGATTTAAATGACATATAAAGCATTTGAAGATTGGTATAGAGAAGGTAATATAAAGCATGTATTATTAGCAATACACAATGGAGAGTTAATTAGCCCGCCGTTTGCTACACAACGTTGTATAGATTATAATAAAATAATGCGTTACAATGGGTCAGAAATAAGCTATATTGATACTAGTCTACCACCCGCAGTTAGTAAAACAAACTGTGTACTTGATATTAATGGATCTAGTTGGTTTGTACCCTACGGTATATATGAATCAAATTATAACATAGTATTAGAATTAACTAAAGACTTTACTACAGTTAATCACCCTATTGCCGCTTTGGGCAAAGGGCAGTTCTATAGTGGTGCAAGTAACGGCGTTACTGGGTTTAGTTTCCCCTTAGGATATGAGAATACTCAGTATGGATTGTATATTGAAGACAATGAGCCTAAGCTAGTACCATTTGAACACTCGGTTGAAAAAGCACATATGGGCACAGTATATTGCAACGGTAAGTATTGGTCTATGCCTCGAGGAGATCAACCAGGATATAATAAACTTGCAAGCTATGACGGTAAAGACTTTGAGTTATATGATATACCGGTCGACTTATCTGTTACTAGAAAATTTACTGATATAATTGTTAAGGGTAACATATTATACAGTTTACCATATGGTGAGGTTGCTGGCTTAACTGAAGTAGTAGAGTTTGATACTGACACTAAAGCTATTACATTACATAAGTTAAATATCCCAGACTTTGCTAAGAAGTTTAACAGCATGGTGATGGTAGGAGATAATATCATAGGTATACCCTATGGAGATGAAAGTTGTAATCATAGTAACTATGGGATAGTATTTAATACGGTTACAAAAGAAAGTAAGTCATTTGATATTGGTATAGGTCAAGGCGGCAAATATAGATACCGTTCTGCTATTGAATTTAATAATAATGCAGTATTCTTTCCGGCAGGCTCTCCGCAATATCCAGTAATTATAGTAGACGGTGATGGCTTAATTCAAAACATAGTCGATTTTACCTACTATTTGTTTGGTCGCCCCGTCATTTATCAAAATAAACTACATGTATTAGCTTATCATATTGAAACAGAATCGCACCATATGTTTGTATTCGATGATAAATTCTCATTTAAACTAATAGATTTATGAAATGTTTAGCTCCCTGGCACAGTATTTTAGTTAGATTTAACGGTGATATAGTTCCGGATGGAGTATATACTAACCGTTACGGGAACATCATTACGCAAGAACTACCGGACATATTCAATAGTATTGTTGCATCCAACACTAAGGATAGCATCAGATTAGGGGTATTACCTAATGAATGCAGTCAATGTGTTAAGAAAGAAAGTGTTGTAGGACATAGTAGAAGACTATTCTTCCGTGACATGCTAAACCCATTGGTCGAGAACAATAGATACGATTATAGTAGTAACTTCCATGATATTAGATTCTTGGAGTTTAACATGAGCAACATATGTAATCTTAAGTGCAGAATGTGTAATGGTATTAGCTCTAGCGCATGGGTTAAAGACGAAATTAAATTAAATGAATTAAATTCTAAATATCAGCGACCAGTAGATCACCCTGAATTTGGTTATCGAAATGTAAGTGACGAGATTGTTGATAGATTGTTTTCTTACCCCGAATACTTTAAGAATCTAAGTTATGTTAGTATTAAAGGTGGAGAACCATATATGGAGCCCGCTAATAAAAAGATTCTTAGAAGATTAATTGAACTGGGTATTAATCAGAACATTACGCTTGATGTGACAACTAACGGAACTATAGTTGATAACGAGTTTCATGAACTTGCAAAACAGTTTAAACACACTAAATGGACAGTAAGTGTAGAAGCAACCGGTAAACTATATGAATATATACGTGGGGGAAAGAACTTTACGTTCGAACAATTACAGGATAACCTAAATGAATATCGTATATTCGACAGAATTATCATTGCGGTGACAGTTATGACATATAATGTATCTCAACTGTATACGATACAAGACTGGTATGATAGTGTAAAGAAAGATAATTTTACTATCTACTATAATAATGTAGTTGCTACCCCAAACTATCTAAATCCTAGACTATTGCCTAATGATATATTGCAATTAGGTAAAAACTTAAACAATATAGAAACGATTAACTATACGCAAGACCCTGAATTAGCACATTTGTTGCCTACATTCGTGGACTTCACCCGTGATTTAGATAACATCAGGGGTACTGATGTATTAGAAGTATGTCCGGAACTCAGGAGTTTGTTTGTCTAGGGTCTAGACAAATGTAA